TTTTTGGTTTTAACTGTTCCGCGTGCGCTGAGCCGCATTCACCGCATCACAAAATTCACTTTAAAAAGGGCGGCAGAGCAGCCACGGAGTAAAACTGATACCGCCAAACGTCACCAGAAAATTGATAACAGAGGGCGTTGCAGCGGGGTTGTCACTTAAGCGTATGGTCAACCTGACAACCCGGTGTCCTCAACTGGGGAAGGAATAACCCCGCCATACTTACCGCCGCGCCATTTCGCGGATTGCCACAACCGGAAGCGCACGGTCGACGAAAATTTAACGACAGGCTATCTATGAACCAGCTACCTCGCCGTGCGCTTTCGCGTTATGGTCTGACTTTTCAGGGAAATATCCTTTCAGTAAACTGTCAGTGCCGGATGCTCACCCGTGTCCGGCGCACGCACTCCACCTCACCCGTGGAGAACTCCTTAATTACCAACCTTAGCTTCGTTGGTTAGCTATTAACGCGGGTATGTAATCATTCTGGCAATGCTTAATGCCGCTGCTTTTTCCAGATTGGTGATATCCTGCTCCAGAGCGGACAGATTTTCAGCCTGCTTAGCCCTGGCTTCATTGGCCCATTTCAGGTCCTGCGCTGCCTTAATTTTCTGGTGCATCCACTCATAAAGTTCATCATCGGTATAGTCTGGCGCGATGATGACGGGTTCTCGTTTCTGCATGTCGGCTCCTTGTGGTTAGCGCTGCCTGCTTTTAACCACGTCAGGCGAGGTGGTATCCTCTGAGGGGTCTGTTACTCGAGAGGAAATTGGTTATGAATACAATCAAGTTTTCTTGCCCAGAATGTGGTGGCGAAGTCTTTGACACATCCTTTAAACCGCATGGCTCTGACAGTTTCGCGGGAGCCATCTGCAAAAATTGTGGTCACCTTGTAACTGAAGATGAGTCCTCGCAGTTTGATGACGAAATCGTTGACAATATCTTCGGTGCACTCACCAGAGACTTTCTGAAGTAAAGGCGCATACCGCTTAGTTACCGCTCTGATAATTCTTACCTGTCCGGCAATGGCGCTGATATCAATATAAAGCGCCATCGCTGTTTCTTTGCTGATCCCTGGATGCCTTCCATTCTGATGTTTGACTTCGCCCACTGAGAAATCCTCTGTTTCCCCTTAACGCCGGGGTAGCGGAACAAAAAACCTGCTGCATAGTTAAACGTAATCCCCGCCGTCATGTTCATACGCCTCAGGCTGGCTACTTAACCCCTGACCACTGCCGGGTAACTCGAAGTATTGCCCTGCGTTCTGTGGGGCGGGGTGGGTTTATGGATACAATTTACAAATTAAAATTTAACTGGTCAACATGTTTATTATTAAATTTGTAATTGCGGGCTGTTGCATCAGTCCCAAAATGGGACTACTATACAGTTATGAAGATTATCTCAGTTAAAACACTCAGGGATTTTTGGGCGGAGAATCCTGATGCAGAACAACCGCTAAGGGCATGGGTGGATGAGGCGGCAAAAGCTGACTGGAAAAGCCCAGCAGACATTAAGGCACAATACCGAACGGCCAGTATATTGAAAAACCGGCGCGTGGTATTCAACATAAAAGGTAATCATTACCGTTTAATTGTTGCAATTGCGTATCAGCGAGGATGGGTATTTGTTAAATTCATCGGAAACCACAAGGAATACGATGCTATTGATGCTGATACCATCGAACTGGAGTAAGCATGAACATCAAACCTATTCGTACAGAGCAAGATTATGAAGCCGCGTTGCGTGCTGTTGAACCCATGTTCGACAATGAGCCCGAAATTGACACGCCTGAGGGGGATTTTTTTGAGGTGATGTGTTTGCTAATAGAGGAATATGAAAAAAAACATTATCCCATTGAGCCACCATCCCCAATTGAAGCTATAAGATTTCGCATGGAACAGCAGGGGCTGACTGTGAAAGATTTGGAACCCGCAATTGGGAAAAAAAATCGGGTTTATGAGGTGTTGAATGGTACCAGAAGCCTTACGTTACCAATGATTCGCCGTCTTCATAATCAATTTGGTATCCCCCTGGAAAGCCTGGTTGGATTATAAAATCTGCTAGTCATTTGCCTGATGCTCGTTCCAGAAAAGGAATGCATCAGGCAGTTTTGTTTTTCTGCCGCAGTAACTCTTCAAGTTTCCGTTTATAGAAATCGCGTTTTTGCTCCATATCACGAATGATCTGCTCTGCGTCGCTTTGAGGTAACTCATCTAAAAGCGATATGATTTTTCGTTGTTGTTCTGTAAGTTGCGGTTGGTTGTCATTACTGGATACAGCCATTTTATCGCCGAGAGTTTCTTCTTCCATAAAGAACCAATGGACGGGATGTTGTGAGAGCTCTGCTAATTTTTCCAGTTTATCCATTCTTGGCATCACGCCTTTCAACCAACCTTGCACGGATTGGGGTTTTACACCAAGACGTCTTCCCAGCTCTGACTGGTTTATATTCAATTCCTGCAACACCTGCTGAAGGCGTTTTACAAAGATCATCACCACCCCTCGTAAACTAGTTCCGCGATCCTACAGAAAAAATTGATAAGTGGCATTACAAATAGAAGTTGAAATTTAAATTTAAATTTGTAATTATCGGTGTCATCGTAAAGTTCGGAGGGAAACATGCAAAAAAGTACTCAAGTGAAAATCCTGTCAATAATGAGCCAATCAGAATTAGGGCGTCGTCTTGGTAAAACACCGCAAACCATAAGTGGGTGGTTTAAAAAACGAGTGCCAGCGGAGGAGGTTATACCAGCATGTGAGGCGCTTGACTGGGGAGTAACTCCGCATGAATTGCGCCCTGATAAATACCCTAATCCAACCGATGGTTTACCTGTTGAGTATCAGGCTAACGCACAAGCAGCGGCGGGAGTTGATTCATGAAAATCAAGCATGAGCACATCCGCATGGCGATGAATGCGTGGCTGCTTTATCCGAGGGTAGGGCGCAAAAAAATCGCTGATGATATAGCGACAGCATATTTTGAGCTTGAAATGACTTATCCACCAATGCATGACACCTCTACGACAGAGGGTATTGGATTGAACATACAAAATATTTTTCGCTGGCTTGAAAAGGATACGCCTGATGCTGTTGAAAAAATTCAGGCACTAATTCCAGCTATCCTGACTGTTCTTCCGCGTGAACTGCGTTATCACCTCAGTATTTTTGACACTGTTGAGCGCCGTGCATTACTGGCGGCCCAGGAAGCGTTGAGCACGGCAATTGATGCGCATGATGATGCAGTCCAGGCAGTTTACCGGAAAGCGTATTTCAGCGACGGCGGGTCATCCGGCGAGTCTGTTGTGGTGCATTGATATTTATGCCAGACCCCTGCTGATTCTGTTGATTGGGGAATCACAGAATATCACCAGAGGATGGTTCGTCACAAGATGAGGCAATTATGGCCGCATTACCATACATGCAACTGTACATAGCTGATTACCTGGCTGACACCATGCATTTGTCCGCAGAGGAGCACGGTGCGTATTTGTTGCTGATGTTCAATTACTGGCAAACAGGGAAACCAATACCTAAAAACAGGCTGGCAAAAATTTCCCGTCTGACTAACGAGCGATGGGCTGATGTGGAACCATCCTTGCGGGAGTTTTTTTGCGATAACAGCGATGAATGGGTGCATCTTCGGATTGAGGAAGATCTGGCATCAGTCAGGGAAAAATTGACCAAAAAATCAGCCGCCGGAAAAGCATCTGTTCAGGCCAGAAGAAGCAGAAAGGAAGCATATGTTCAAACAAAACAAGAGAGAGATTTAACAGGTGTTCAAACAAATGTTGGTGTTGTGTGAACATGACGCAAACACAAAAGCAACTAATAAAGATACAGATCTAAAAGAATTAAACCCCACACATAACGTGCGTGAACGCGAGAGTATTCCGACCAGTGAGTCGCATGGTGCGCCGTTGCAGACAGCCGAACCTGAATACCTGGACGGCCTGAGCGAACCGATCGGGAAATTTTCGATGACTACTGTCTGGCAGCCGTCGCCGGATTTTCGACAACGGGCAGCAGTGTGGGGTATGGCTCTGCCTGAGCCGGAATTTACACCTGCTGAGCTTGCCGCATTCCGGGATTACTGGATGGCGGAGGGGAAGGTTTTCACGCAGGTTCAGTGGGAGCAGAAATTTGCCCGCCACGTGCAGCACGTCAGGGCACAGGTAAAACCAGTCAGCAAGGGGGTAAGCCATGCAGCATCAGGTGGCACGGCATCACGGGCAGTTCAGGAAATCCGGGCAGCACGCGAACAGTGGGAACGTGAAAACGGATTTATCAGCAACGGAAACGGCCTGGAAGCTGTGGGAGCTTATGGGGGAGGTGTATTCGAACCGCTGGACTCAGAAGAACGGGGCCGCACCTTCGAAGCTCTGGATTGCCCAGATTGGTGCGATGACTGAACAGCAAATCCGTCTGGTCTGCCGTCAGTGCATGGACCGCTGCCGGGCGGGTGAAACGTGGCCCCCGGACCTGGCTGAGTTTGTTGCGCTGATTTCGGAGAGTGGGGCAAATCCATTTGGTCTTACGGTGGATGCCGTGATGGAAGAGTACCGGCGCTGGCGCAATGAATCCTGGCGATACGACGGGAGTGATAAATACCCGTGGCCACAGCCTGTGCTGTACCACATCTGCCTCGAAATGCGTACCAGAGGGATTGAGCGCCAGATGACGCAGGGTGAGTTAAAACTACTTGCAGAACGGCAACTGACGAAATGGGCAAAGCATGTTGGTAACGGGATGAGTGTTCCGCCAGTGCGACGACAACTGGAAGGGGCGAAACACCCGCAAGGGCCAACGCCAATTGAGCGGCTGAAACAGGAATACGAACGCCGGAAGGCAGCTGGTTTTATTTGAATCTGAGAAACGATTTTGTCGGAGGAAATTTTAATGGAAACCGTATTTGACGCACTGAAAGCACTGAAAAGAGCCTCTTCACAGGTAGTGGCGGCCCGCCTTGGAATCAGCCGTGAAGATGCGGTCAACGAACTGTGGAAACTGAAGCGCCGCGGTGAAGCGGATAACAAGGGGTCGATGTGGTGGCTGATTCAGGCTGGTGAAAGTGAACCGGTGTCACCGGTACCGAAAGTGACAGCGCAAATGCTGACTGAGGCGATTGAACAACATGGCCCACAAACGGCGGATGAGCTGGCACTGATGTTCGGGATTACCTCCCGCCGGGCGAATTCATCGCTGGCCATGGTAATCAGCAAAGGGCGTCTGATTCGCGTGAATCAGGGCGGTAAATTTCGTTACTGCATACCGGGCGCTGATTTACCGGCAGAGCCGGAAGCTGCATCCGTAGCGGAAACCGATGGTAAAGCCTTTCCTCAGCCAGCAGGTGTTGCGTTACCAGTTCGGGAAGCAGAAACACAGGAAGAAATAAAAACGGAAAGTGTGGCGGTCACAGTGCAGTCACAGCAGTCGTTCACCAGAAAACATCCGGATGGTCTGATTTTACCATCGCTGCATGTGGCTAACCGCGAGCTGCGCCGGGCAAAAGGTCAGGTTCAGAAGTGGGAGCGAGTCTGCGCCGCGCTGCGGGAGCTGAACAAGCACCGGGATATTGTTCGACAGATTACTGATTCTTCCCGCCGTGTTGTATCGGAAAAGTGATTGCCGGAGGCGCTTATGGCAAAAGAATTTACACCAGAAGAGCGGGAAGAAGTGAAGGCGCGCATTGTGGAATTCGTGCGCCTGAGCGGACGAGAAACTTTTCGACAACTGGCAGATAAAACGGGTGTCAGTAAGACCGCTATTCGTCGTTTATCTGGTGCGCTTGCGGCCAGTGGTGATGTCTGGCTCTCTGGTTGCGGGGTATTTCCATCAGAGCAGGCGTATCGCGTATGGCGTAAGACACCGGAGAAGGCTGCTGACCCGACACTGATTCGAAAGTTACCTGACGGAGAAATACGTCGTTACAACAGACGGCAGAACATAATTTGTCGTGAGTGCCGCCAGAGCGAAGTTATGCAGCGTGTGCTGGCGTTCTATCGGGGAAACTTTCAGGAGGTGATGGAGTGAGGGTGAGAGTTTATATTGCCGGTCCAATGACGGGATATGAAAATTTCAACCGTGAGGCGTTTCACAAGGCGGAAGAGGAACTGAAACGGGAAGGGCATACCGTCTTAACTCCGGCAGTACTTCCGGACGGGCTGACACAGCCGCACTACATGGATATTTGCATGGCAATGATTCGTTGTGTGGATGCGATTTACATGCTGAATGGCTGGCAGCGGTCAGCGGGCGCTAAGGCAGAGCTGGCACTGGCGGAGAAACTGGGGCATGCGGTGATTTATCAGGAGGTGGCTCGATGAGAGAGGTTAACTATGAGGCGCTTCGTGAGGCAGCACAAAACTATCAGTCGACGCTGGCGTGGTATCAGGCTACCCCGGACAGCCCAAATGCTGAACGGGATTGTGATGCGGCTCTTGCTGCGTTTAAGCGTCATATCCGTCATCGGGAAGCGGATATTATCGCTGGTTTGCTGGATGGACTGGAAGAAGCAAAATCACAACTCAACGAGCAGCGTGAGTATTACGAAGGCGTTATCTCTGATGGGAGCAAGCGTATTGCTGAACTGGATGCGCGGGAAGTTCAATTACCGACTCGCTACGACCTTCGATATGGACACCCGATAAATGCAGATGAGCGACATGTCATGATACCTAAAGAAAATGGCAGTTGGCTTTACCTGATTGACCTAGAACACGCATTACGCGTCGCTGGCATTCGCATCAAAGGAGAGGAGCATGGAAATAAAACCAGAGGATGAGTTAAGCAATATCGTTTTATTTCCGGTAAAAGAGGATGACCCTCGTAATCAGGTTAATTTTCTTTATGAGCCATCGGAAAGACCATATTGTCATCACGCCTCTGTCCGGGTTGACGAAAAAGAGCGTCAGGTCCGCTGTAAAATCTGCGGTGCAGTTGTGGAGCCATTTGACTGGATGCTCTCTGTGGCGAAAAGAGAAACTAGGCTGGCAGATGATGTAAAGCTATTGCGCCAGGAGGAACAGGAAAGGCGGAAAAATATAGAAAAGTTAATTCAGATTGAGCGTAACGCGAAAGCGCGGATACGCAGGGTGACAAAATCCAGAACTGAATAAATAAATTTAGCGCTGTAAATAAAATCTAATCCTTAACTGGAGGTATATTTATGTTAAATACACAGAAAGCCATTAATGCGGAAAAATATAACGAGTGGGCAAGAAAATTCTCTGAGCAGATTTTTAAAATTACTGGCGATGAGAATGCGGCAAAAAATGAATTAGAACCGTGGACGCCTGAAGGAGCCGACCCAAATTATTGCTGGAGGGAGGTTGATCCAGTTGATGCTGCAAATGAAGCTATGAGTTATCACAACGATTAATGTCAGGAGGCCGCCCGAAAGGGCGGTAATGAATGGTCACATTATTTAGAAAAAATATCCGCGAAAGAGTAGAACAACAGAATTTCTGTTTCTCATTCTGTTTATCGTGTTGATGATACCGATATCCCCGTTAATCCTAGTCTGGATAATCGGAAAAATAATTGAGCCAGTTATTGAATTGTATAACGACGTGGTATGGGCGTCATTCAACACACTGCACAATAAAATTAATCCGTATAAGGAAAACTGATATGGCAACTTTGACAAAAAAAGAACGGGCATGGTTGAACGAATTACAGGAAGTTCTTGATCGCTGTCCATCACCGAAAAAAATTGGCTTTTACACCATTGGCGATAAAAGCATTTACCTGTATGACCTACGCCGCATGGATGAAATCATGGAGGCTCTTGATAATCGTTCGTCGATGGATTGGTGTGTTGCTGTTCATGATATGAATGCAGGGTTTGATGAAAAGATTTTGTTCCCCTCATCAGTTGAAAGCACTGCGGGTTAAGGAGTAACACATGACCACTATTACCAAAGAACGTATTGAATTGTTCATTAAAAATCCGCTTGAAAACGGGCTTACCCGTGGTGAACAAATGGAACTGGCACGGATTGCGCTGGCATCGCTGGAAGCAGAGCCGGTGGCAAAGATTATAGCTCATTACCCATTAGGGGTTGACGTAGGCAAACAAAAATTTGTACAGGCCATTAGAGAGCTTCCTGACTTTGGCGGATATCTATTTGCCGCCCCTCCAGCGCCGATAGTGCCGGAAGAAATGTATTGGCAGGATGCGCCAGTTGAAGGCAGCAGCAAAGCGGCTGCATACGCTACAGGCTGGAACGATTGCCGCGAAGCCATGTTTCAGTCCGGAAACTTTCGGGAAAATAAAGATTCGTCAACCAATAATTTTCGGAAAATCCCGGAAGCGTCAACCAGCTCTCCGGTAACTCCGGCTCTTCTGCCTGGTGGTTTCACCATTGAGGAGGCGAAGGAATTACATGAAGACCTGGCACGCAGCCACATAAGCAAGGCCTTAAGTGGCGAAAAGATGAAAAAGAAAGATCGCGATGCTGATTTGCGCTGGATTCATGGCGTTATAGTTCAGGCAGCGTGGTTTGTAAAAGCATCACTGGAGCAGAATGCACTATCGGGCAACTATCCGGTAACTCCGGATAGTTGGATAAGCTGTAGTGAGCGAATGCCGGATACCAAAACAGCCGTTCTTGTTGCCAGGGATTTTGGCAGGAAAGGTGACTGGCGAATGAAATGGGCGACTTACATCCCGGGGCATCCTGACGCTAATGATGGGTGGATAATACCTGGTGCGTCGTGGATACCATCACACTGGATGCCTCTACCAGAACCGCCGCAGGAGGTGCGCCAATGAACTGGCCTGAAGCATTTGCAATTACAGGCGTTGCTATGGCTATCGCTTTTTTAGTATATGTTATTTGTCGGTGAGGGTAAAAACGTTCGCCGGGATTAACACCAAAGGAGGGAATATGTCGGATGATATATCACTGGCAATGGAAGGTGCGCTGGCTGTTGTTGCTGTTGTGGGCGTTTACTGCCTGGTTGTGTTTTTGATGGATCGACTAGGGAACTGAATTCATTACGATATGGGAATTCCCATATCGGGTAAAAACGGTTTGCGGGAAAAGGAGAGTTAAGTAGAATTGCTGCGGGTGCTTGAGGCTATCTGTCTCAGGCATGAACACCAAAAGGCAGATAGAGAAAAGCCCCAGTTAACATTACGCGTCCTGCAAGACGCTTAACATTAATCTGAGGCCCAATCTATGTCTCACAAATGTAGGTTAGCCTCTTACGTGCCGAAAGGCAAGGAGAAGCAGGCTATGAAGCAGCAAAAGGCGATGTTAATCGCCCTGATCGTCATCTGTTTAACCGTCATAGTGACGGCACTGGTAACGAGGAAAGACCTCTGCGAGGTACGAATCCGAACCGGCCAGACGGAGGTCGCTGTCTTCACAGCTTACGAACCTGAGGAGTAAGAGACCCGGCGGGGGAGAAATCCCTCGCCACCGCTGATGTGTCAGGCATCCTCAACGCACCCGCACTTAACCCGCTTCGGCGGGTTTTGTTTTTTCTGGTCGTTCTGGTTTACAATCCATCCGTCAGCCTGAACAACTGGCACCTGCTGCGCCAGCAGAGAAAACAGATGGCGCACGATACCAAATTTTACAATTCGGATAACTCTGCCGCCCCTGCCAGCAGGCACGGGCGGCGTTCCCGCACTTTCAAATCTGACTGGTTCCAGCATCCCCCATGCACTGAAGAACAGGCCGAGTGGCTAATTCAGTGCTACCGCAGACACGGATACGAGATTAAGAAAGCCCTCAGCCTCGATTATCGTCACTGGATAATCTCCGTCAGGCTTCCTTACTCCGAACGACCACCGCGTCCGTCCCGCACATTCCAGCAACGCATCTGGAGGTAACGTGCGGGTATTACTTCGACCTGTTCTGGTACCGGAACTCGGGCTGGTGATCGTTAAGCCGGGCCGTGAATCCATGCCGGTATTCCACAATACCCGGGTACTGGTGGAGCCGGAACCGAAAAGCATGCGTAATCTGCCGTCCGGGGTCGTTCCTGCCGTTCGCCAGCCGCTGGCGGAGGATAAATCATTACTGCCATTTTTCAGCGACGAACGAGTGATTCGTGCTGCTGGTGGCGCTGGCGCATTGTCTGACTGGTTACTGCGCCATGTTAAATCCTGCCAGTGGCCACACGG